TCTCGATGAAACTAACGGTAACGTGCAGACGTTCACAATGACAGGAAACTGTACCTTCACAATGCCGTCTGGAAGTGGACTACAAGCGGGTACATCAATCGCTTTGATTTTAACTCAGGATGGTACTGGCTCAAACACTGGCGCATTCACTTCAGTATTGTGGGCTGGCGGTTCAGCGCCAACGCTCACCACGACAGCGACAACTGGAATCGACATTCTTACCTTTTACACCTTTAACGGTGGCGCATCTCCTGTGTGGTTCGGCTTCGCCTCTGGCGCGGATATGTCCTGATGGCTCCTCTAGGCGCGAGTAAGATTGCATTTATGGGTGGAGGAGTCCCGGACTTAGATGTTGAGTATCTTGTTATCGCTGGGGGAGCGTCAGGAGGTGGAGGAAACCAACTCAGTGGAGGTGGCGGTGCAGGAGGATATAGAACAGGTACATATACACCATTGGTAGTTTCAACAGCATATGACGTAATAGTTGGTGCTGGGGGTGCACGCACTAATGGGGCCGGTGTGGCTGGTCCTGATGGAAGTAATAGTAAATTTAACACAATCGAATCGACTGGCGGTGGCGGCGGCGGTTGCAATCCTTCAGGCCAATGTAAAACCGGAGGTTCGGGGGGAGGCGGGGCTTATATTACGTACCGCACAGGAGCGGCTGGTAATGCCGGGAGTTATTCTCCAGTAGAGGGATATGCTGGCGGGAATTCAAATGATAGTTGGCCGATGAGCGGTGGCGGCGGTGGTGGTGCCAGCGCTGTCGGAGCGAATGGAACTGCCCCGGGATACCCTAATGGAAGTGGTGGTGCTGGTGGGGCAGGAGCGGCTTCCTCAATAACCGGTGCGTCTGTAACCCGTGCCGGTGGTGGGGGTGGAGCATCAAAAGCCTATGGTGGTGCTGGTGGGGCAGGTGGTGGTGGTGCTGGGGTTGTCGGATCGGACGCCGTTGCTGGCACCGTGAACACTGGCTCTGGAGGTGGAGGTGCTCACATGGCCTCTGGCACTTCATACAGTGGTGCTGGTGGATCAGGAATTGTCATTCTAAAAATCCCCGATTCCTATACAGCAACATTCTCAGCCGGTGTTACTTCCTCACTAGACACTTCAGTTGCTGGTTATAAAATTTATTCTGTGACAGCAACATCAACAACTAGCGAAACTGCGACGTTCAGTTAAGGAGTTATTTATGGCACATTTTGCAAAGATTGATAATTTACAAACTGTGGTTTTTGTCGTGGTAGGTAGGGATGCGGATCAAGAATTAGAACTCTGTGCAAGAACTGGGGATACTTATCGTCAGACTTCATACAATACCAGAGGTGGTATCCATTACAAACCAAATAGCAATGAACCGTCTGAAGATCAAAGCAAGGCATTGCGAAAAAACTTTGCCGCGATTGGGTACACTTTCGATGTTGACCGCGATGCGTTTATCCCACCCAAACCTTATGACAGTTGGGTATTAGACGAACCTACCTGCACTTGGGAGCCTCCTATTCCATACCCTTCTGATGGAATAAGTTATGAGTGGGATGAAGAAACAGTATCGTGGACAATATCAACGATATGAACTTTATCGCTCTTTCAGGATTGCCTAGAACCGGCTCAACTTTGTTGTCAGCAATACTTTCCCAGAATCCTAATATTCACGCTGAAGGGAACAGTGCGTTATGTCAGTTAATGTGGGATATGCAAGTATCTTGTGAAACGTCAGAACAGTTACGGGCATCACCTACTAGAAAATTTGTAGATCAAGATGCATTAGTTTCAGCAATTCCTCAGATTTATTACAGAGGGATAACGGCTGAATATATTTTTGATAAATGTAGATCGTGGACGCTTTCACCGAATATGGAAATGATGAAACGATACATTACCAAGCAACCAAAGGTAATTGTTATGCTTAGACCGATAGATGAAATCGTTAAGTCTTTTGAAAAACTTTACCAATCGAATAATGTTGATAAAGACGTAAGTTTGTTGCTGGAGGAAGGGTCGGAACCGCTTATGAGAAGTCTTGACGGGGTTGAACAAGCGCAAAAAAATAACACTGGGGAATTTTTATTTATTGAGTATCGCGATCTTGTGAATGATACAGTCAATATCATAAAGTCTATATATCAATATTGTGGATTAGAAATATTTGAACATAACTTAGCAAATATTGTAAATAAATTCCCAGAAGATGATAGCGTTTATGGGTTGGAGGGTATGCACATGGTTCACCCAACAGTCAGGGAACGAACAAACACAAATATGGGATTTGGTTGAAGACCCACTCATTTATTAAGGTAGCGTGAATGGCAATAACATCATGGACGGCTGCTGGCGGGGGTTGGGATGACGCTCAATACCAACGTGCATGGGATGGCCCTGCTATATTTCCCGCTAAAGGGGATATAACTCTTAGTTCGTCTGCCCCTTCTGGGAAACTTGAGTTTTTTGCTTCTCCGGATGTTGCCAACCTTGAAATAGTACAATCTTATGAGTGGGATCAGTTAACAAGTTCTTGGGTTGATTCTACTGGTGACTGGAGTAGTGGCCCTGTTCCTCAGATGGCTGTTGGGACAAATACATCTGTAGATAAAGCAGACCTTACATTTACTGCTTATTCTCCAGATATTGGGAGAATGTACAACTTTGTAATAACCGCTTCAACACTTACTCTAACAGGTAAAGTGCCAGCTAATGGGGAAGGGTTTGTAATTTCTCCTGACAACGCCTCTATTGAAATAGTTCAGACGTATAGTTGGGCTAATTATGGAGGCACATGGGCGGCTTCTTCTGATAACTGGGATAATGCAAACTTTATACCGACTGCTGTAGAGACTGGGCAGAATCAGCCAGATGCTGGTTCTTTGACACTTACTGGATTAGTACCTACTTTTCAACTTTCCCAACTTTGGTATGTTCCTTCTGGAAGTATGGCCCTTACTGGGTTTGTTCCAATGTCAACTTCTGGACATGTATTTATACCTGATTCGGGGAGTCTTTCTGGTTTTGGTGGTGGAGCTTTATGGGATGATGGGACTGGGGATTGGGCAAGTCATTCAGAGGCATGGGGGTTTGGAACACTTACTCCAACTGCTGGTGTTACTTATACATTCACTATAGATGCGGCAGGAAATCTTGTATTTACTCCTTACGATCCTGCATGGCCTTTGGTTAGTGATCCCACTTATATTTCAGAAGTGATAATCTCATGACAAAAAAGAAGGATGGAACAACTGAATGGCAGTGGTCTGAATTAGCTTATAGGATAGACCCAGAATTAAGCGCTCCTGAAAGAGTGTATGAGTTTGATGGTGGCAATAGAGTTTTTTACCAACCAAGGAAGGGAATTAATACCGATCATGCAAGAAACCGAAAAAAATCTTAAGTTCGTAGCGCAAGAGCATACCACAGCTAAGAATGTTGCAGAGCATCTTGAGAAAAAATATCCCGGATGGGCATGGGCTGTCCATGTTATGGATGGAACTGTTGTAGTGAAATCTATGCGATTGTCTGGTAATTGGGGGTTTGTTCTTCATGAAGATAAAATTGATAATGATTATAAAGCGGTTACTAGGGCTGGTGGAGAAATATTGGAAAGGTATAGACAAAAAACAAATGGATTTAATCAGGACAGGTATATGGACCTAACTATGGACTATAAAAATCAACTGGATGGTGACTTTAGTCCGGGGACTTCTTAATGTCTTTAATTAATCCACAGCCGCCTCTAAATGTAGGAGTAGATTCAGTCCCTTTAGATCAGGAAGAAACTCCCCTTGAGAATAAATGGATTAGAATAGCGCGGCAGATTTTTGAAGACTCTACTGAATATTTGGATGCTAATATTAGATATCAGTGGGAGAAGAATCTTTCACTTTTTAATAGCAGTCATCCTCCGGGGTCTAAATATAATAGTACAGCGTATGAAAAAAGGTCTTCATTTTTTAGGCCAAAAACCAGAACGGCTGTAAGAAATCTTCAGGCTGCTATGACGGTGGCCTTCTTTACTAATGAAGATGTGATCAGTATAGATGCTGCTAATCCGAATGATCCTATGAATGCTGCTGCAGCTATTGCCACGCAAGCTGTTATGCAGTATCGACTAACTAATACTATTCCTTGGTTTAAAACTATGGTTGCTGCATTACAAGATGCTGCTGTTCAAGGAGTTTGTATATCCCATCAATATTGGGATTTTAAGGAAAATAAAGAATCTTACATTGAGGTAGACAACACGAATAATCCTATCATGAATGATGCGGGTGATCCCCAAGTTCATGAACAAATTACCGCCGTTAAAGACACCCCCGCAATTGAACTTATTTCTCCAGAAAATATTAGAATAGACCCGGCGTCAGATTGGGCTGACCCGATAAAATCTACTCCTTATATTGTTCATATGATACCTATGTATTTGCAGGACATTAGGGATAAAGTAGATTCTGGAGAATGGTTAGATGTTACAGATGAAGAATTGATTTCAACAGGGCAACAAAACGAAACTGATAATGCTACTAGATTGGTTCGTGATGAGCCCAGAATGGACCCAAAAGATAATGCGAGTGCTTCTAGCGATCTTCAAGACTTTTGGATTATTTGGGTGCATAAAAATATAGTAAAAATTGAAGGTATAGACTATTGTTATTTCACAGCAGGTTCTGAATTCTTGTTAACAGAACCCCAGCCTCTGAAGGAAATGTATCCTTGGCTTAGACATGGTGAAAGGCCTTATGTAATGGGTTGTGTAAATCTAGAGTCTCATAAAATTTATCCTTCTGGTACTGTTGAACTTACTGAAGAACTTCAAGCGGCAGCTAATGACATATGGAATCAGAGATTCGATAATGTTAAGTTAGCGATGAATAAACGATATCACATCAGGAGAGATAGGAATATTGATCTTGATGCTTTGTTTAGGTCTGTTCCCGGCGGCGCTGTTGAGATGGATGACCCCGATCAAGATGTTAGGATTATTGAGACAAGAGATGTTACTGGGTCAGCTTACGCAGAGCAAGATCGAATTAATATGGACTTTGATGAGTTGCAAGGAAACTTCTCAACATCGACTGTACAAGGGGCTAGGAATCTTAATGAGACAGTAGGTGGGATGCAATTATTAGCAGGAAGTAGTAGTTCTGTTGCAGAGTATGTTTTGAGAACATTCTCAGAAACTTGGGTAGAAAAAACTTTAAAGCAACTATTGCGCCTTGAGCAGTATTATGAAACTGATCCGATCATCCTAGCCGTGGCTGGCGAAGCTGCAGAGCAAGCTTTTTTGAAATTTGATACTGATGAAATGATGGATGAATTATTAAGGCAGGATGTTTTGTTAAAAGTTAACGTCGGAATGAACGCGACTGATCCATTAAGAAAGGTTCAGAATCTATTGAATGGAGTTAATGCATTAGCACAGTTTCCCGGTGTTGCTGAAAAACTAAATTTGCCAGAAATAACTAAAGAAGTATTTGGTCAATTGGGATATAAAGACGGATCAAGGTTCATTCTTCTGGACGAGTCCAGCCCTGAGATGGAGGCGCTTCAGGCCCAGTTAGAAGAACTTCAGATGCAGATACAAACTGATCAAGCTAGGGTTCAAGGAAAAATGCAGGTTGAACAGCTTAAGTCAGTAGGAAATAAAGAAGTTGCCCAGATTAAGGCGCAATCTGATATTCAAAGAGAATTGATAGGACAACAAACAGATATCCGAGAAGCTGAGATTAAACAGCAAGACTCTGTAACGAAACGAGGAGAGTTGCTCCTACAAAGAGAGGCTCTTTTGAGCGAGATGGATGATAAAGAAATTGAAAGAGAATTAGAACTAAGGGCTTCAGGAAAAGCCGGAACAATTTCGAGGGGAAGATTTAATAAGATTCCGTTTGCTACAGGATGAGAATGGATTATTATGACCCCACAGATGTAAACTTAGACGAACTCATAACACGGGTTCGTGTTGGACGCAGTACAGAAGAGTTATTAAGAACTCCTACTGGATCGTCACTTATAAGCAGGGCTACTCAAGATTACCGTGAGGGTCTTGAGGCGTTGCAAAAGATGGCGATGCAGGAGTGGGTAGGTTCTTCAGAAGAGGAACTTCAACAATACCGTAAAATCTCTAACAATCTTGCTACCCCGCTTAAGCTGCTTCATTGGTTGGATGCGATTCTAAACGATGGGGAGAATGCGGAATCAATTGCGAGATATAAGGATGCGGGAGAAATATAAAGGAAAATAAAATGGCCGAAAATGATGCTACCCAACCGGATGCAGTGGAAAAAGAAATGGGACAGGGATTTAAAGATGAGTCTCAGGAAGATCAAGAAGAATTTCAAGATAACTCTTCTGAAGAAGAACTTTCCCCCAGAGAAAAGGCAATTGAAGAACTCGTTGTTAAGCGTAATGAAGAGTTTGAAAGTGAAGTAAATGAAACTCTCTCTTCTGAAGATGTTGAAGAAGTTGAAGAAGTTGTAGAAAAGAAACCTTCTCCCGTAGATGTGTGGGAAGAAGATGGGACTTGGTATACAGCTATAAAAGTAGATGGGCAGGATATTAAAGTACCTTTTAATGATCTTAAATCCTCTCATCAGAAAGATAGAGCGTCTCAAAAACGCTTTGAAGAAGCAGCAGAATATGGGCGAAGAGTTCAAGAGCGAGAAGCTCAACTCAATGCTTATGTTAAAAAAATGGAAGAAAGCCGACAGGCTGCCCCGCCATCGCAAGACGCGGAACCGGAACAAGAGCAACCGGATGATTCTCCTGATCTAATCAAGAAATATCATGAAGCTTTATATGAAGATGATGCGGATAAAGCCGCAGAATTGTTTAAATCCTTGACAAACAACGGGCGTAGTCAACCTGCCACCCAAAACGTTGAAGAGGTAGTAGAACGGGTTCTAGGAAGAACCATAGCGCAGCAGCAAGCGCAAACTCAGAGACAACAGCAGTATGCTTATCAGAAATCACTTGAAGACGCCGTTAAATGGTTTGATAGTGAATATCCAGATGTTGCTGGGACTCCTGAATTACGCGCTGTCGCGGATAATCGAACGATTGACCTTACCCAGGAACATCCGGATTGGTCACCACAACAGATTATGCAAGAAGCTGCTGAATCAACGCGACAATGGGCGAAAGAGTTCCTTTCGCCAAATAAAAACGAAAGGGCAGAGCGCAAGAAGAAAATTGTGCAACACCCGAAGGCGGCCCGCGCCTCTTCAAAAATTGGTGAGGATGAACCGGTTCCACAAACCGCTTCTGACATCATTGAGGAAATGAAGAAAGTGCGTGGTCAAGCACTACTATAACAAGGAGATGTAAAAATGGCAGGACAAGTATGGTCTGTTAACAGCTCCGGTGGTTATATGTATGCCTTAAACCTCAGCAGACAGTTGAGGATGGCAGTACAGCCTATTGTCAAATTTAGACAGTTCTGTGATGTCAAAGATGCAGCCCATCAGGGTTTGCATCGAGGAGATACATTCCATTGGAACGTGTTCAGTGATGTTGGGACTCAGGGTTCCACATTAACTGAAACCAATACTATTCCAGAAACATCCTTCACGATTGCTCAAGGTACGATGACCATTACCGAAGCAGGGAACTCTGTTCCTTGGACCGGTAAGTTGGATGATCTATCTGAACAGCCCGTGGCGGAAGTTATTCGGAAGGTATTAAAAACCGACGCAAAGAAAGCGTTCGACAATCTCGCTTCTGCGGAATTCAACAAAGCTGCATTGCGCGTTGCACCTACGGGTGGAACCAGCGCGACTGTGGTGACGTTGACTACCAATAGCGTATGCACTATCACAAACAGTATTGCTCTTGGAAGTGCGCATGTGAAGTCAATTGTCGATGTCATGAAAGAACGTAATATTCCCGCTTATACTGGCGATGATTATTACTGCATTGCATGGCCCACGACTTTCCGTGCTTTCTCAGATGATATTGAATCCCTAAAATCATATGTTGATCAGGGTTTTCGTATGATCATGAATGGGGAAATTGGTCGGTATGATGGAGTACGCTTTATTGAACAAACCTTTAAATCCAAGGGCAGCATCGGTACTGCTGCTACAACTTGGACGAATGGTTTGTCTGATTGGGTAGTATTCTTTGGAGAAGATACTGTAGCCGAAGCGGTTGCGGTTCCAGAAGAAATCAGAGGGAAAATTCCCGGTGATTACGGAAGGGATCGTGGTATCGCTTGGTACTACTTAGGTGGTTTCGGTATCGTTCACACACAAGCAGCCCAGAATCGCATTGTGATCTGGGACAGCGCAGCTTAAAGGAGGATTATTATGAGTTATAGTGATCCAAGAACCTATATCTACCAAGATACAGTGGAAACTGATTTCGCTGCTGGCACTGGTACTGCTTGGAGTTTTAAAGGCCCAAGTGGTAAACAGGGTAGTTTGAAAAACATCGGAGTGCATGTAACTGAAACTTTCGCAGATGATACCATCACTGGAAAAGTTTTGCTTGGCACGACTGGTGATGCAAACTACTATGGTCAGTTAGAAATTGCTGATACTACTGCGGCCACTGAAACTTTTAACGACCAAGATGACTCGAATTGCGTCATTGTAGAAGCTCTTGCTGCCGATACTCAGATTGAAGTTACCTATGTTCAGGCGACTGATTCTGGCACGGCTGCTGGAAAGGGTTATGCATACGCTGAAGTCGAATGGTACTAGGAGGATATTATGGCTAAAGATACCGCAAGTGGTAAAATCCCAGCAAATGGTTTGTCCTCGAAAGAAGACGTTTCCAAGGAGTCATTGGCTTCCTTGGCTCTGGCTTCTCACGGTCCGAACCAGATGCCCACGGGAACTGTAAAGAAAGGTATATCTACCGATAGAGGTAAGTTTACTTTCTGTTAAATAAATTGGAACGGGGGGCGAAAGCCCCCCAATCCTTTTGGAGGAATTATGGCTAGACGTATAAATGAAGTCACGGCTTATGTATTTGGAAGAGTGAAACCTACGTCTCCTAAAGAAGCGTATGGTCATGGAACCGCTGCGGGGCGTGGCTATTACACCATGGCAGAAATGTCAGATGAAAGAACTGAAGATTTCATGAGAGCGCAGAAGCGATCCAACAACATGGCTAATATTGAAGGTGAAATGATGCCCGCTTGGAATCTCGATTTTTAAGGAGAAATATAAATGCCACATAAAACAGGGCACGAGGACAAGTGGGGGAGTATAAGTGCCGCTCGTAAACGTGCAATTAGGGCAGAGATGCTTCGTCGATGGAAGCAAAAGCTAAGAAAGAAAGGAGCATCTAAAGCAGCAGGTGGTGATCCTACAAAGACTTCTGGTGTTTATAAAACAGGCGCGAAAAAGGGCCAGAAGTATGGTACAGGAAGTCTAAAGGGCTGGGTCACAGACACGGGTCAAAAATTAACCAAAGACGAAATAAAATATGCTCAAACTGTGCGTAAAACACAGAGAAAGAAAGCAAAGGCTGATGCTAATTATGTTATCCCCGGAACTAAAAAAACTAGAAAGGCTATAGCTAAAACGGCTAGAAAGACTGGCGCTAAAAACCCAAAACTTAAAACTGCTATGAGCATGAAACAAAAGAGTAAAGGTGGCACAGTTTCATATGGCTCTCATAAAGCAATAGCAGGAAAGAAAGGTGGTGGTGCTGCACGAATCGCTGCTAAAGCATGGCGTACTAAACATATGGCAGCTGCAGGAGCCGATAAAGCTAAAAGAAGAAAGATTCAGAAACGATTTAAACATATGATTGGAAAATAATTGAAATTAATTACCCTACCGTCCAAGGAATGGGACGAATTAACCCCGCAGGATGTAGGGGGTAGGCGCTCCGAGAAAACTGTATGCATTGTTCGCTACGGTGGTTTCGGAGATATGATTCAAGTGTCTTCTCTTTTCCCCTTGTTTAAAGAGCAGGGGTATAAGGTATGCTTAAATGTAAGTGAGCGCGGTTATGATGTTGTAAAAAGCGATCCATATCTTGACGAGATTCTTTTGCAACAGACAGATCAGGTTCCAAATATTTGTTTAACACAATATTGGGAAAGGCTGGCTAAATGCTTTCACCATTTTGTACAATTATGCGAATCTGTAGAAGGCTCTCTTCTTATTACTCCCGCCAGAACAGAGATGATTGAGGGGGAGCAAAAATTAGTACCTGCAAGCCCTAAATATGTATGGAGTAAGGAAGACCTTCATGAAGAATGTAATGTAAATTACATGGAAAGAACTCATGATCTAGGCAGTGTTCCGTTTCTCTTAGGGGATTCATTTGTAAAGCCACTCCCTCTTCCGTATAAGTTTAGTCCAAAGTTTTATCCAACTAAGAAGGAGAAGCAGTGGGCAAAGACGGCTAGGAAAAAAATGGGTCCAAATAAAATTGTTCTTTGGGCGTTAGCTGGATCATCTATTCACAAGATGTATCCATGGACAGATTCAGTTATTTCCCAAGTTCTTATAAACAGACCAGATGTTTCCTTTGTTACGATAGGTGATGATCTGTGCCAGCTTCTTGAGGCTGGCTGGGAAAATGAACCAAGAGTTATAACTAAATCTGGGAAATGGTCTATTAGAAAAACACTGGCATTTCTAGACCATTGTGATGCTGTGGTCGGCCCAGAGACAGGGGTTCTTAATGCAGCCTCGACTCTGGATTGTCATAAAGTTGTAATGCTTTCGCATTCTTCTAAAGAGAACCTTTCTAAACATTGGAAAAATACTACAACAATGGAACCAGATGTATATGAAAATTTTTGTTTCCCATGCCATAAGATGCACTATGGGTTTGATACCTGCAATAGAGATGAAGAAACCGGAGGGGCTATGTGTGCCGTACATATTAAACCAGAAAATATAGCGAGAGCTATTTTGGACAATCTTAAATGAGTACGTTTTTAGTTTTATGCCAAAATATGGCGCGGGATGTAGGTATTCCCGGAACAGGTCCGTCTACAACTACTACTACAGATTTGTCAGAAGAGGAAACCTCTGTTGTTCGTTATGTAAATCAAGCTGATCAGGATATTCAGAGTAGATGGTTTGATTGGGACTTCTTGTGGTCTGAAGCTTCTATCACCGCTATTAGTGGAACATCCACCCTTTCATCTAGCAATACAGGATTTCCGGGTACGTCTACTATTGGTCCGCTGGGAAATTGGAAATTAGATTCTGTTGTCTGGGACAAAACATCTGATAGTTATCAGATTTTAGATTACATGCCTTGGAATGAATATAGGGAAATGTATAAATACGGGACTATTGACTCTGATGTTCCAGAAGTATTTTCTGTAAAGCCTAATGGAGATTTAGATTTGTACCCAACTCCCAATGCAGCGACAACAGTGTCTGCTGAATATTGGAGAACTCCGGTTGTGATGACTACTATCTTAAGTGGGGAAACAACAGCAAATTCTAATACATCTGCTATTCCATCTAGGTTTCATGATATTATCACAGCTAGAGCAAAGATATACTATTCTGAAAATGAGGATGCTCCTGAAATAATGGTAGGCTCTTTATCACACTTTGAAGATTTGTTAAATCAACTAGAGGCGGATCAGCTTCCAAGACAAAAGAATAGAAGGTTCTCTTCTGCGCAAGACATGTTTAATTTTGTGGTGCGCCCTGAATGAGCAAACTAAGAAATAGGGATGTTCGACCAAGCCGACTAGAATCTACATACTTCCCTTTTGAGGGGGGTGTTAACATGGTTGACCCCTCTCTTTCTCTTGAGCCGGGAGAATTGGTAGCTGCGGATAATTTTGAGATTGATATTCGTGGTCGATACAGAAGGATGGATGGGTATGAACGGTTTGACGGGCAGACTCTTCCGTCACAAATAACTTTTTATAGAATTCCTTTTACTGTTGGCACTGCTAGAGACTCTGTATTTGACAGCGCTTTTAGTGCTGCATTTGATATGCAAGTTCCATCTATAGGGGATTTAGTGAAGGGTGAAACAAGTGGTGCTATCGGTTCGATATTAAATGTTAGCCTTGAGGATATAACTGGAGATGATGCTGCTGGAACTTTTCCGACTTCAGATGCAGAAGGGTATGTATATTTTACCGTGGTTAGTGGAACACTTCAAGATGGGGAGACAATGTATTTTTTAAATAAAGACAGCGCTTTTGGTAGCGCATTTAATGTGGAGTATGGATAATGGGAACACCAACAGCGTTAAGAAAAACAAGAGCGGTTCTAACGGGAACCAGCTTTGCAAATAATACTACTGGTGCTATTACGGCCCAGATGGTTAGACAATTTGCTGAATCTGGGATGGGTGGTTATGCAACTATATGCGCTAAGGCCGGAACACCGGCAAGTCAGGCAATCGCAACCGCTACAACTACAACAATAGATTGGAATGCGGGTAGTACGGGAGCCGATGCAGAAGACGATACTGGAACCGTGG